CCCGCATCGGTCAAACGCTCCTTGACAATCATCGCGGTCTTTTCGGCGTCTTCCGATAAAACATCGAAATCAGGTGCCTTCTTGGTGAAACGCTTACCCGCGTCGGGCATATCTTTGGCATAGAGTGAAAAAGCATATCCACCGAAAAATACGACACCCATTTCGATCAGGGCATCACGCACGAGTATGTAGATCGCGGCGGATTCGTCCGTATTTTCGTCCATTTTTCTCTGGAAATCGATGGCTAAACAATCGTAATTCACTTTCAGAGGGTAATATTGATTCAAAAGGGCCATGCGTTTGAAAACTTTCTCCCAACGGGAAATGTCCCCCTCGGGGCGCGAAAGCTCTAAATACATTCCCATACGTAGAAAATTGGGGGGCGCGTATTTGATTCCGGCGATCGAGATGGCCTCCTTGGAGAGGGAATCAAACAGGTCGCCGTTCATACTGGTAATATCGGCCATGGGAATGAAATTGACGAAAATTTTATAGGTGCCATGATGTACGCCGGATTTGGCCTCGACATCGGCATATCCCGCATCATAGAAACGGTCGGCCAATTCTTTGGCATGAGCGATGGCGTCGGGAGAGAAAAAATCGTAGTCGGGAATTTCGTATTCGGGGTCGTAAAATCGGGCGTATTTAGGTAAAATATTATTGATGGCTGTTCCGCCATAACACACACATTTTTTTTCGACCAAAAAATCCTCGACGATTTCGATCATTTTTTTGATTTCGTCGCCGCTCGCCAATTTTTGACCCTTGGCTTTTTCATTGGTATCGACGGCATGGCGCAAAATGGCTAATTCGCATTCTTGGAAAGTCATCGAATCGTTGCATTGTTCGGATTGATATCGATGATGGCGTCGGGTTTTTCTGGGGGTTTTCGATTTCATTTTTATGATATTTTTCGATTCCGAACCTTATATGTTATTCTTAGAAAAATATGGCCATATATATATAATGACGGCGATTACCGATAAAAATATACGAAAATATGTCAAGTATTACACCGAAGGAGATGATCATCTCTTACCCAAAAATTTAAAAAATAAATCTATAAACGAATGGGACGTTAGTAATGTAACTGATATGTCCGAATTATTTAGTGATTCAACTTTCAATGAACCCATTGATAAATGGGATGTCAGTAATGTCAAAAAAATGAAAGGGATGTTTAAAGATTGCGTCACATTTAATCAAAACATTGGTGGATGGAAAGTTGGTGAGGTAAAAAATATGAGCCAAATGTTTAGTGGTTGTTCTAGCTTCAATAAGTCGCTCAATGAGTGGGATGTATCCAAAGTAAAAAATATGAGTGAAATGTTTAGTGGTTGTTCTAGCTTCAATCAGTCGCTCAATAAATGGGATGTATCCAAAGTAAAAAATATGAGTGAAATGTTTAGAGGATGTACAAAATTTGATCGAATACTCGAATGGACGGTAACCGATGTCGAAGATATGAGCTATATGTTCCATAACTGTTCTAGTTTCAATAGGTCACTCAATAAATGGGTTGTATCCAAAGTAAAAAAAATGCAGTACATGTTTAGCGGATGTACCAGTTTTAATCGACCTTTGAATGGTTGGGCTGAGAAAGTTGGAAATGTAGAAAATATGGACGGAATGTTTATGAATTGTACCAATTTTAACCAACCACTTGACCAGTGGAATGTTTCCAGAGTAACTACTATGAGTGTTATGTTTAGAGGTTGCGCCGCATTTAACCAGTCGATTCGTATGTGGAATGTTAGAAGAGTAACAAATTCGGATCGAATATTTGAACATTGTCCTATAGCTCAAGAAAATAAGCCACAATTTATAGACGCTCAAATAATACAACGACAACAACAGGTGAATGCACACGCTCCTCATCAAAAAGCGGCAAAGATCAATTATGAAAAATTAAATCATAATTTTAGAGAAAAATTGGGGGATATCAAGTACCCAGGCTTTTCGATTTTTCCGAAATATATCGCCGATTCATTACTTGAACTCATAAATAAAAGCGACGCTAAAGAGGATGAAAAAAGAGAACAACGAAAGAATCTAGAAAGAATAATGGTTTCTCGATTAAATGGGTTGAAATATGATGAAAAACCTCCACACGAACTCGAATTGTATTATTTAGCAATAGAATATGTGAAACTTCAACCTAGCGATTTCAAAAATTCCTATATGAAATCATTTACAGAAGGTTGTACCCGCGCGTATAATGGACCTCAAGGTATCACATGTGCCGGTGGAGCATTAGAAAGAATATTTTTGTCCTTTGAAGAACCCATTACAGAGGCACTTACCAAGGAGGGTAATAAACCCGCTGATCATAAAAATTATGAACAAATAATCGATGTTATATCAGCGAATCCCGAAAAAATGATACCAGCATATATCAAAGACTGGTATAAATTACATAAACATGGTGGCGAGAACGCATTTACACCCGAAGAATCTGATGAAAAAAGGACACAAAATAGGAGACAAAATTTGAAGAATTATTTATTGGGCAAGTTTCCAGATGAAGGCGAATTGATCGAGGCTAAAATAACCGAAATCGCTGATAATATTGGGTATGAAGACGACTATTTTGCGTATGGTGGTAGAAGACGAGATGCTACTAGAAAAGTGAGAAAAATCCATAGAAAAACGAAATCTCACAGATGAAAATAAAAATAATGGAAATAATGCGGATTCTATTGTCGGCAAAACATTTGTTCAGGAGAATAACATCGAACACCAATATTTTCGGCGAATACTTTATCACTATCCGCAAAATCGGATACTCTTCCCAAGGCGTCTCCCACAAAGAATGATTCACCCTTATCGATTTTATTATCCCCCAGTAAAAGATCCAATAATATAGTATTTGGCTTGTATTCGCATTTATCCGTTGCGACGACTATGAAAATAGGGATATACAATGTTCTTGCAACCATCTGTATTTGTTCATGTTTCCATGATTTGGATTGATTTGTAAAGATAACGATCATATATCCATCATCGTAATATTTTTTGATTTTTTCCGGAATGGCGGGATATAACCATATCCAATCGTCGATATTGGTCGGAAATTTTTTACCTCTGGTAGGTTTTACCAGGGTCCAATCAAAATCGAATGCGGCCATTTTTTCTCTATGGACAGCATTATGTATATTGTAAATGGTTGGACTCATTTATGTGTTTATGTGTATTATTATGTAAAATTGAAAAAAGTAAAATGATTCAATTTTACTTTTTCAGAAAACTGTAGGATACGATAATTATTTGTCACAACTTATGAAAATCTTGTAAAACATATTTTCGACGGAAAATTTATTACGAAACAACCCGATAGTTGTATGACCATTCACAGTTGTGAAAATACTAACTTTTATATTTGTATTGGTATTTGTATTAGCATTCAAGGTACTATCGACGGGCGTGTAACATACTAATCCGAGAGGATTTGTTCCGTAGCCAATAATCAATAGCTTGAAATTCGGCAATTTTTCAAATTTTTTATTTTCCGGTTTGGACATATCATAGTATTTTCGTATGTACCATTTATTGGTGATTAAATCATCCATCATAGCGACTATTTTGTTGCTTTTATTATAGGAAAAACCCCATGATTTTTTATAGCGATTGTATCGATAATCGAATCCTACATTTTCGGAAACATATTCCACAATCTTGGAAATAATTTCGTTTGGGATCTTGGTTGAGTTCATGGTTTGTGTTTATGGTATTGATATATTTTTTAGTAAAAGGTATCAATTTTATGTGTTCTACGGGGGTGGATGAAAAAAATACACATGTTGTGTATTTGTTTTTACGAATAGTTTATTATTTTTACTATTTTTTCTCATTTTTTATCGTTTCTCATTTTTTTTCTGTATATTTATGCATTTTTCTTCTCGAGAGTCGCCATCAATAGCGCGACCTGTTCTTGAAGTTCTTCGATTATCTTACCTTGGTCTTCGACCTTTTGTCTTAGAAATTCTTGATAAACTTGATGAAACTCATAGTCAGCATCAAAACGATCCTCCACAGTCTGAACATGTGTCTGGAGTGCCGAAACTCGACTATCGACATCGATCAATCCGGCGGCAATTTGATCGACATTCATGGTCGTCGTAGGAATGGGTGTCTTGTTCTCACGGATTCTCAAGAATGATCTTTTACCAGATGATTCAACTGGATAATCGTAGAATTCCTTGGCGCGCAATGCATCGTAGAATATATTCACAGCGTCAGAACGTCCGCCTTGAGCAATAGGCTCCTCGAAATGAATGAAACACATCTTATAAGGCTTTGATACTGGCTTTTCATTGGATGTTGATGCGAAGTGCTTGTTCGCATCAAATGCGATTCCATCTCGGACAAATTGAGAGAATTGATTACGATCTGCCGATTGCTTCTTCACCGCATAGTCGATTCTCTCAATTTGGCCGAGAGGAAATTGTGTTTCGAATATGTACCTCAGATCGTTGTCTTCCAATGAATTTGGGAGACGTTGGATGAAGATACTCTTGATATTCTCGAAAGAACCCACAAATTCGTTTGTCCCGGACTGAATATGGAGATCTTGTACGCAGGTGACTTGTTGTGACATTTTGCCTTTGCTTCGGTTTTGGTTGTTGTTATTGATTTGATGTCATAAAATCAAATCAAAAAAGACCTTTCAATTTTATTAAGGTCTATCCGTGTTTTTGTATCCGCAAACTAAATATGTGTTATGATTAGGTAGATCTGGTTTTATTTCCACATTATAAAATAAATTACATATAAAACAATTTATTTTATTAGCATAATAGCATTGAATAAAATATAATAAATCGCTAAACAAAACAGTTATATTGAAAAAAACTAGATCTACCTACCGCTAATATGTGTATGGATACAAAAATATGGATTGCCTACATACGTGGATAAATAAAATATATAGGATATATCATAAAGTCTAATTTATAAAACATACTAATATAAAACGCTTGCCATTAGTTATTTGTAATCCTTCGTGGTAGTGTGTTAAACGTCCTGGATGCATAGCCGCATGACCTATACTTTTATTATTTAAAGTATAATTTTGTCTTACAAAACGACAACCACCACCCTCGAAATCATTATTTAAACAAATATTTATTGTATATGTAGATGAATCATGATGTGGCATTAATTCTTTCTGACCATCCATGCTATATTTAACGACAAAGGATATATTAATATTTTTTGTTTTATAATTGCTATACATTTTTGATGCCATGGGAGAAATGTATTTAAAAATAATTTTTTCCCATTGGTTTTCAAAATTTATTTGAGATAAATGTATATCTTGTGTTGGAAAATTTTCATAATTTCCTAATCGTGGATCAATAATGTCGTTTTTTCCATCAGACCATTGATTCAGATCATTACAATACTTTATAATTTCTTCACAGAATATATTTGTGAAAATAGGAAAAAAATACACATCTTTACACGGTTCATCGCAAATATTACTTAAAAAATCAATATGTTTAATATATTCGGGATGAATATATTTTTCCTGCCATTTTACGTTATCTATATCGTAAATAGTTATCTTATTATCAAGGTCTAATTCCATATTACACAATTTAAAATTACAATGGCACAATTTTATATTGTTTCATAACAAAATAAGTATGACCTGGGAATACACCTTAATCTACATCCGGGGATAAATACATTTATCCCCGGGTTTAGTTTGGATATAGGTCTCTCAAAGAGGGTGGGTGTTTTTGTATCCGCAAACTAAATATGTGTATGGATACAAAACACGGATAGACCTTAAAAATGAGAAAATGCATTATCTATATTTGGATTTTGATCCATTGGTCCTCGTTCGCAACCGCGCATTTTGATGATAGGAAAATCAAAAAATGCGCGATTTTTTGTCGGATTTGTAATGTGTTGAATTGAACGTTCAGAATCCCATTCATTTAACGCCAAATATTGATAAGGACCACGTTCTGCTTGAAAAACGAAAATATTATATTTCCCACGATTTTTTTGCAAGATTTTTTGCGCAGATACATGTATAGTTAAATAATTAGGTCCTTGTATATTTTGTATAGAAATAGAATGATTATCGATTACATCGTGTAAATAATCGTCTATATCATCAAAATTGTCGGTTCTTATAAATTCGGTTTTCCAATCTTGAACAAACGTGGAATTTGGGACCGCTGCTAAAAACCAACTTTCAATAACGGGACTGGTTTGTTTCCATTCACTTTCGGTGAATCCATCGAGATAATATCCGATGAATTCAGCTCTCGTTGATTTTTGAATGGCGTGGATCCAGGAAAAGGGTTTATGGCAAATAATGGAAGAATCGATCCATATTCCGCCATATTTGGCAAGAATATGAAGACGTACAAAATCTGAAAATCGCGCTGGACTATCACGAGAATGTTTTAGATTACTTATATTTATTTCGGGCAAATATTTTCCAATGTTTTGTTTTGTTAAGAGCGTGACTGTGTATCCGGGATTATAATATCGCCATGAGTCTATACATTTTTCTACGGTTTTGGGTAGATTTGGAGAATCCCAAAAAGTCCATATCAAATTGGGTATTTCACTTTTTTCTTCAGCGCCGTAGCTCAATTCGTTTTTATCATCCGAAATGTAAATAGATGCATTAGTCATAGACTCTTTACATTTACATGATGATACTGGTAAAATAAAAGATGTGTAAATAAAAAATAGAATCGATAAAACAATGATAGATATTATTACAAAAAAAGACCACCTATTTGGTGGTGCTTTTCCTATTTTTCCCATATTGTTACTCTTGTTATATTGCATAAATATTTTAGTTCAATGTTTATGTTTTTCTGGATCTACCATAATCCCCCATATTTTTCCCAATTTCCCGATAAAATTACTCCCGTCCGCCCAAATAAATTTTCCACCGGCATAGTCTAAACAGATTTCATCATCCTTAAACATGCCCTTGTACGAATTCCCATTATACCATTTGATTTTACCAAATCCTTCGGCCAAATCATCCACGAATTCGCCATGATAAATATAGTTGTCACATTTATATTTTCCTGGGCCATTCAACATATCATTTGTCCATACACCTTCGTAGGTCGCACCGTCATACCAGGATAATTTTCCAGGGCCATGTGCTAAACCATCCTTGAATTCACCCATATGATCATATAACTCATAGTAAAATCGACCGTAACCATTTGGTTTCCCATTTGCCCATTCTCCTTCATAAATATGTCCAGCGGCATATGTCATTTTTCCTTGACCATGAGTCAATTCGTCGAGAAATTCGCCTTCATATTTATCACCATTGGGCCAAACGCGTGTTTCCACTACATCGCCCACAATACTGCAATATTTTTGTCCAAATCCTAGGGGTTTTTTTGTATCGGGATCCATTTCACCTTTGTATGACCAAAGGTTTTCATTATAGTCTTTTTGGCTATCATACATCAATCCATAATTCCAATCGTCTGAAATGGAATCCCTTGACCAATGGATCACACTACCGTCCGTCATGATATCGATCATGACTAAACCTTCTGCATAACAAATGGTTGTGAAAATATTACTGTTACCCTTTCCGCTACTACCAAATGTAATATTCATTTTGGAGATGTTGATTTTGTTTGTGTTGATTATAATTTTTCGAATAAACCCTTCAATTTTATGTAGTTTTACATAGACCGCGCCAAAGTCCGGAATAAAAAAGCTTTTCAATTTTTATCCGTAAAAAGGTATAAAAATAATTATCAATAAAAATCAAATCACAATGACGACCAAATATTTCATTTTGACTCGTTCAAAAAACGATCCAGTGAATGATAATACGAATAATCAAATTATCAATCTAAACAACAATCAAACATTTATTTTACCTCAAATCAATATGGAATATTATTCGAACTATGGTCTATTTGAAAATTCGTTGATTGAATGGGTAAAACAATTATGTTCCAAGGATAAAATATTTCTAGATATTGGTGCTCATACGGGAACGTATGGAATTTCATTGGCGCCATATTGTAAAGAAGTTCATTGTTTTGAACCTCAAAAAATGACATTTTATGCACTTTGTGGAAGTGTCGCTTTATCGAATATGCAAAATATTACTTGTCATCGATTCGGTTTAGGGTCGGAATCACAAATGGGTCCAATTTCGCTGAAAATAGTAAGTAATGATGGTGGCGGATCATCCATTCACGCATCTTCGGATAAAGTAATTCGTGAAGAAACAATCCAGATCATTACATTAGATAGTATGAAATTGGAAAACATTGGATTTATAAAAATGGACGTTGAAGAAAATGAATTATATGTTTTACAGGGTGCGAGAGAAACATTGATAAAATCCAATTATCCTAAAATTTTATTCGAATCGAATTATGATAATCCGAATCTGTTCCATTATATTCGCGATAGTTTGGGATATAATATTATACCAATCAGTGGGTGTAATAATATGTATTTGGCGACAAAATAATTCAATTTCGATTATATTTGTTGATCCTGAACATAACTAAGTGCCGAGGAAATCGGTACAAATGCGCTCTTAAACTGGCTAAACATTGCTTCATACACCGCCAATTTGCCGTCATTTATATAAAAACATTCCAATACGGCTTGCGCGCCATAATTTTTGATCAATGTGAGAGAATCACTGTTGCTCATTCCGGTAAAAAATGCGCTTTGTGGCATGACAACACGCATCAAATAAACCGAGGGGTCGGGTGGATTCGTCATTTGCATCATCAAATCATTTGCCCGATAAATACGGACGGTATCACTGCCACTCACCATATTGGTATATTTTTTCAAACTGGTACAATTCATATTATCGGGAGAACATGTCGAATAATTGTCGAAACCGGGCGATGAAAGTCGATCGACAATCAATACGATTTTACCCATAATGCTCGAAATGGGCGTCGTAGGTTCGACAATTCCTTGATACAAGCGATCGCCCAAAACACCGGCTACCAATTGCGCGATCATACTATATGCCTCTGGTAAATAAGATTTGATACGGAGTTGGACAAAAAGGGGGTCGCCAGGATTGGGCACGGTCTGATTAAAGGCATTTGTCATGATGGTTTGAAAAACGCCCGAAAGCGAAAGTGCCGGATTAAGCGATGTAAAATGGTTATAACACGAGTCGTATATTGCGCTCGAATAAGCGACAATCGGGACGTCGTCTTTCATATAAACTTCGAAATCCACAAAACGGCATCCTCGCGATAAAACGTATTTGACCATTTTTTGATCCATATATCCGCCTCCACCGCCACCCACATAGGCACTGTTAAACGACGATTTAATACAATAATCTTTCACTGCTCCATAAGCCGTTGTGGGGTCAGGAACGAAATTGGTGATTCCGGTTCCAGTAGATTTCATGATCTTATTGAGTTGTGCCAATTGTTCGGACGTTTCTTTATCGGAATACGGGAGCGTTCCTGGAACACCCGCTGAACCGGCCTTTTCGGATTGCCGTTTTTTGATCATCCGATATAAAATATAAATTAGGACGGCAGCAATGACGATTATAATTACATAATTGGTCAAAGTAAATGGTTTCGTTGGTATAAGTGATGGTGGCATCCTATATATCGATCTAGTTACAATATCGCGATAAATAATTTCGCCAAACAAAAATATAAGAATATTGGTATAGTTTATAGAAACTTCGAATCCCATAAATGCCCGGAGGATTATTAAATATTATTTCGCATGGAAGCGCCAATATTATTTTAACGGGAAATCCTACCAAGACATTTTTCAAAGTGGCTTACTCTAAATATACCAATTTCGGAATGCAAAAGTTTCGTCTGGATTATGAAGGATCCAGAGAATTACGTTTAACCGAACCCTCCGTTTATACATTCAAAATGAAACGTTACGGCGATCTTTTGATGGATACTTATTTGGTGGTGAATCTCCCTAATATTTGGAGTCCCATTTGGATGCCTTCGGGAGCGACCGGCGTAGCCTCGGGAAATGGGAATTATTGGTCGCCTTACGAATTTAAATGGATCGAAGATTTGGGGGCACAAATGATTAGTTCGATTGAGGTCCAAGCCGGATCTGTTACGATTCAGCGATATTCAGGGCAATATTTGAGTGCCATGGTTCAGCGCGATTTTACCAAAGAAAAAAGGGATTTATTCGATAAAATGTCGGGAAATACGACAGATTTGAATGATCCGGCTAATAATCCGGATCGCGTGGCGACCTCCCCCTTTTTGCAAAACACCTATCCTACGGCAAAATTTCAGGGTTCATTCCGTCCGAATACGATAACCCCCGACTGGTTTTCGCCAAACAATCTTACTAGTTCGGTGAGTAATATAAATAACACTTTAGGTGCGGAACCATCGATTCGGGGTCGAACACTCTATATTCCTCTAAATCTCTGGTTCGCCATGGATTCGCGTTGTGCTTTCCCCCTCATATCGACCCAATATGTGGAATTGACGATTCAAATTACACTGAGACCGATACAGGAATTATTTCGTATTCGCGACGTGTTTAACATATCAAATATGCCATTGCCACCGCAAAATATTGGATATGATACCTTATTCCAAGGCCCCTATATGCAGCCGAATTTTATGTATGAGCAATGTTTGATGTATCGATTTTTGCAACCACCCACATCTACCGATTTAAGTACGAAAAATTATAATACGGCGGTAAATACGTGGAATGCTGACGTTCATCTTTTGGCCACCTATTGTTTTCTTTCCAAGGAAGAACAGGAATTATTCGCCGCCAAAGATCAAATCTATTTAGTCAAAGATATTTATGAATACGATTTCTTGAATCTCTTGGGGAGTGCCAAAGTAAAACTGAATAATTCGAACCGGATGGTGTCTAGCTGGATGTGGTTTTTCCAACGCAATGATGTTTTTCTGAGAAATGAGTGGAATAATTATACCAATTGGCCTTATAATCGGACTTTGCCTAACAATTATATACAGGATCCATCATACAATGGCGGGGTGTTCTATATTACCGGTCCTTATAGTCAAGCGAACCAGAAAGATATTTTAGAGACACTTGGAATCGTATTTAACGGGGATTATCGCGAAACAACTCAGCCCGCGGGTGTCTATAATTATGTGGAAAAATATACGCGGACACATGGAAACGCCAAAGACGGTCTCTATTGTTATAATTTCTGTTTGAATACGGACCCGCGAGAATATCAGCCTTCTGGCGCGATCAATATGAGTAAATTCAAAACGGTGGAACTGGCTGTGACGACTTTTTTACCACCCATTGATACGTCGGGTGCCAATGTGAATATTGCGTGTAATGATATGGGGACGCCTATATCAATCTCATCGAAACCTCCTTGGGCGCTTTACCAATATAGTTATAATATGCATTTGATGGAGGAGCAATATAATATATTATCTTTTGTTGGTGGCAATTGTGGTTTGATGTATGCTCGGTAAAAGTATATTTCTATTATATAGTGGGTTATATAATAGTAGATAGAATAGATACAATTATGGGTAAAAATCGCGATGATGAAATAAATGGAACAAGATGGAAAAAGAAATCGCCACAACGAGATGGTTTTACATCAAATCGAAAAATGAATCGTAAAACCCGTCTAGAAAACCCGAAAAATATTCCCCTTTTTGAAAATTTATATGAAATATTACCGACCGATCCGTTTATTAGTAAAGCCGAAGGTATGACATCGATGAATGATCAGGATCCCGCTCAAAATAGTTGCGACCAAGATAATGGATGGACCGAATTTGGAAATACCGTTGAAGGTGATGCCGATATTACACTCGATAATTTAAAAAAGGGCACAAGCAAAATATCAACCAAACCCTTGGGACTGGGTATATCAAACATGTTTGCGAAACCGGCCAAACAACGGTCGATTATTAATAATGGCCTCAATGCGCCGGATACAGAAGACGATGGTACCTTAGTAACACCCAAAGACTTGTCCGTCACGTTTAGGCCCGTTATGAAACAAATCAAAGGGGCATTAAAGAGTGTTTTGCGTATTTTGAAGGGTCTTTTTGAACGTTTTTTCGCAACCATTGAAACGGCCCTTGGAAATATCCAGTATTTTATTTTGTATTTCAATGTTATTTTCGATAAATTAATCACGAATATTTCGGAAGGTTTGACGAGTGGTCAAGCGGGTCAAACGGAAATCGATATATTTAAACAACAAGCGACTCAATTGGTGACGCTTTTTTTCGTTTGGATTTTCGTGTATAATTGGTATTATGTCATTGTTTTTATGGAGCCGGAAAAACGTTTTACGTTTGATCCAAATTGGATGAGTGTTATTCCGTTTTTATACGATTTCTTGGGTCCGAGTTGCGCGGTCGTCGAATGGTTGAATTATTTTATTGTCACTATTCCGTCGGATATTTCGAGATGGCTCATTGGAAAATGGGAAATTTTCCGAAAAATCCTCTTTATTTTGTTCTTTTTTGTGTTTTTCATCTTGGTTGCGGCGGATTTTCAATCGCAAATGTTATTGGACTTTTTTTCGTCCTTGTCAATTTGGAAATTTTATCAGTCGATCGATTGGAAAAGTGGCGGTCCGACGATTCTCTTGGCCATTGTCGCTTTTATTGTTGGATGTACCGGATTTAATGTCGTATTTTTTAAGGAAAACGCCATACGACAATTTTGTATGGATTTGTTTGAAGGTGGTGTCTTCGGAATTGCAATTGGTTTCATCGCATTTTTGGTATATATGTTCATTTATATGATCTATCTTGGAATGGTATCAATACCCGTCGGATATATGCTGTTTTCTTTCTATTTGGTGGCGTATTCGTTTTTCGGAATATTGGTCTATGAACAATTCAACGTATTTGATGCGATCACCGCTCTTTCAGTATATGTTTCTACCGCAAATCCAGTTCCTGGAAATATGTGTGATTCTACGGAATATAGTGGATGGTTTGGCTGGATAATACATAAAATCAGAGAATATTTTAATACGACCATTTCCTTTGTTTTAAAGAATATTTTCGAGATTTTGATTTTATTGAGTTTGTTAGGAGGAATCAGTATTTATGTTGCCAATTTTAAATCGGTTTTTATCGAGAAATCTGTATCCAAATGGGCGGGGCTTTATTCGGGACCTGTAAAGATGGCATTTAATAATTTATATACTTGGTTGATTATTATCAATGTTTTATTGATTGTTATATTGGTTTTATTTATGGTGTATAGATCGCGTCAAACTAGTTTGTTGGAAAAATATGAAAAACAGGCATCTGTGTCTATGAATCAGATGGGTGGATCTACAACAGGAATTGTTAATGATATTGCTACTTCAGCGGCTCTTCCGGCGGCTACTTCAGCGGCTACTTCAGCGGCTCCTCCAGCGGCTTCTCATCCAATGGCTACTCCAGCGGCTACTCCAGCTGGTACTCATCCAACGGCTCCTCCAGCGGCTCCTCCAGTTGTTAATCATCCAACGGCTCCTCCAGTTGTTAATCATCCAACGGCTTCTCCACCGGCTCCTCCAGCTGGTACTCATCCAGTGGCTACTCCAGTTGCTCCTGCAGCGGCTTCTCCTCTTGTTAAGAATGCTCAAAATAGTCGCATTTTACCGCATACCGCAATGGTCGCAGGTGGGGGTGGCGGAGGGTCTCATTAATAATTCCCAAAAACTACATAGACACTTCGTTCCAAACAAAGAAACAAAACCCGTCCAAATAATAAATGGGAAAAAAGTCCAAATCCAAGTCCTCCGCAGCTCAGGGAACCAGCACTCTAGCCAAAACCAATTTTTTACCATTTGTCAGCGTATGCACACCCACATTCAATCGCCGTCCCTTTATCCCAACTATGTTTAGCTGTTTTCGCAATCAAGATTACCCAAAACATCGCATGGAATGGATCATTGTCGATGACGGCACGGATAAGATAGATGATTTGATAGCCACCGCCAATATTGAACAAATCAAGTATTTCAAGGTGGATAAAAAGATGGCTTTAGGCGAAAAACGCAATTTTATGCATGAAAAAACCAAGGGGTCCATTCTGGTGTATATGGATGATGATGATTATTACCCACCCGATCGTGTGTCTCATGCAGTCGAACGTCTCATGAATAATCCCCAGGCCTTGTGTGCAGGATCTAGCGAACTCTACCTCTACTTTAAGCATATCGGGCAGATGTGGCAAGGCGGACCTTATGGTCCAAACCATGCTACGGCAGGAACTTTTGCGTTCCGTAAAAAACTCTTGGAAACTACGAAATATGAATCCCACGCAGCTTTAGCAGAAGAGAAGGCGTTTCTGAAGGATTACACTGTCCCCTTTGTTCAATTGGATCCGATGAAGTCGATCCTGGTCTTTTCCCATGATCAGAACACGTTTGACAAGAAGAAGCTTTTAGAGAATCCTCACCCGCAATATTTCAAACAATCGGATAAAACGGTGGATATGTTTATTAAGCACGATTACGAGGCGGATATTAAGGATTTTTTCATGAATCGGATGCATGATGCGTTGAAGAATTACGAACCTGGAACTCCAGGATATAAACCAGATGTTTTAGTGCAAATGAAACAGATCGAGGCGGAGCGTCAAAAATTGGAGGCCCAACACAGGGAGGCCATGATGAAACAGCAAGGTATGATGCAAGGTGGAATGCCCCAGATCCAGGTTCAACAACCTGGACAGCCGCCAATGATTTTGAATCCGGAACAAATTGTGGGGCTCTTACAACAACAGCAGCAGCAAATCCAGCAATTGACAGGGCGTTGCCAAGAATTAGAAGGGATAGTTATGCTTTTACAGAATCAATTGACACAAGCGAATAAGGCTGTTCAAATAGTAAATAGTCCGAGCGAGGTTTAGATAAAAATATATGTATATTATATATTTTTATTGAAATTATGAAACAAAAAAAAAGAGGAGATGATAAAAGAGATGATAAAAGAGATGGTAGAAGAAATGATAGAGGACTAAGTTCAGTAGCCGGTGGTGGCGGCGGTAGTGGAAGTTCTATGGATGTAGACCCCACCACGATTGGAGCCAGCCTAGAGCACGTTCCAAGAGATCTTGGTGATTTTTATGCAAGGAGAGGGCTACTTATAGATGAAATGTTAAAATCAGTTCATTCCCAACAAAAATTTAAAAGATTTCAGTTATCAAAAGAAGAACGAGACAAAATGTTAAAAACAATAGCTATATCGGAACAACAAATTGAAGAATTAAGATCTAAAAATGAGAGAAGAGGTGCGAAAATGAAAGAAATAGCAGACCGAAACGATTCAGAAGTCGCGACTGAAGTTATTCAATTAGCAATGCATGCGATAGAATCTACTGAACCAAGTGATGAAGTCGTATCATCACTATTAGGATTTTGTGTGGTTTTTACTGCACATCAATTAACATACCGTGCTACATCAATTAGTTTGTCTGACGTCGTATATAATGTTTTGACGGCACTTGTAGGATATTCAATCACAATTGCAACAAATAATGTAATTTTAGAATTAGCATTAAATTCTATTGTAGTGGCAGATTGTGCTGGATATGGTATATCAAGACGTTTATTGGAACATTTTAGTGGTGCATTAAATGGTATTGGTAGAATTATAGATTACGCCAAAGGTCGAGCAGAAAATACTATTGAATATATCAAATCAAACGATAGAAAAGGAATTATAAGAGATACTGTTTCAGTAACATGTTACCATCTAAATAGAGTTAGATTATCATCTATACGAATGTTATTCAATATTAAAGAGAAAATTATCGGTTTATCACGAAAAATTAGTTATAGACAGTTATTGAATTTTATTAATTCGGAAGCAATATTAGAAGATGGAAAAATGGGGGTTAAAACATCGGATAGATCATCCGTTAGTTCATCAATAAAACAATCAATAGAATATAAAAACCTTGTAAAAAAGGCTCGTCTTGAATCAAGTAAAAGTAAAGGTAAAACTAAAAACAAACATAGTCATGATAATAAAAAAACACATGCGCGTAAATCATCGAAAGTTTATAAAAATAATTCAAACATAGATGCGGATAAAGTAATTGAAATTATTGATGCGGATAAAGCAATTGGAATCGTTGATGCTATAATTGAACAAACTGAAGAACATATTAATAAACAAAATAAGGAAGTTGGAGACGATTCTCAATTAACATTTGATTCTTCACCGGTATCTTCACAGGTATCTTCACAGAGTTCTTCATCTGCAATTGAATCTTCACATAGTTCTTCAACTGAATCGAATAATATGAATGTTGCTGGTGGTGGTGGCGGTGGTGAATCAGTATAAGATAAACTGAATATTATTTCCAAAAAAATCTTGGAAATAATATTTTATCATAATACAATAACCTAGACCATATATCTATCCAAAAAAATGCCCAAAACAAAATCGAAATCACATAAACAAAATAAAACCCGCAAAAATCGCGATATCGACAAAATGAACTGTAGTCCCGTGGTAAAAACCCGTCGTGTTTCCGCAAAAACGTGTTACACATCCGAATCATTGGCTACCATCAAAGACCATTATAATCAAAATCACGACTCCATAGACGAAATCACGGCGACCAATCCCCTCGAAATTTGGAAAGAATTGCGAAAACGCCTCAAAACCAAATGCAAAAAGGAGGACTGCTGGCTAGAAGAGATCCGCGACCCCAAATTACGCCAGTCCATAGATTATATCACGTTTGCACCAGATACACCCTCCGATTGGGATAACGATCCCTATGGCTGGCTTTCCAATGAAGACATCGCTTTTGTACTCAAACAATACGAAATTTCACACCCTCAATTCAAATTATTGGGACCGACGCCGATCGATTACGACGCACGTGTCCCCGAAGAAGGTGGGCAATGCGTTTGGGAAGACTTGTGTCATTTGAATCTCCAAGAATTACGGGACCAAGGAAAAACGAAATTGGGCGTCGTATTTAATTTAGACAAACATGATGGCGACGGAATTCATTGGACATCGATGTTTATCGATTTGGAATACAAAATTATTTATTATTATGATAGTGCGCGATTCCCTTTTCCAAGACAAGTCGCCAAATTACGTGACGAAATAGTGAAACAGGGCCGCTCCATGACACCCCCTATCCGTTTCAAGTTCGTGCGAAATCCCAAAACACATCAACGGAGTTCGAGTGAATGTGGTATGTTTTGCCTATTTTTCATTATCACATTTTTGATTGGAGAAACGGAATTCAAAAAGAATATGACGATCCAAGAAAAACTCGATTTGTTCTGTAATAAACAAATTCCGGACCATTTAATGCGAAAATATAGGTCCATTTATTTTAATCAGAGGGACCGAAATCAAACCGAAAATAACAACGATGAATAGATACGGGGTTTTTTCTAATGATATTATAGTTGTATAATATGATTAGTAATACAGATTCACAAGGACGACGCCAAGAATATATTTTTGTAAATTTTTACAAAGGTGTGAATGATCAGGTAAAAGTCTATGACCAAATTCGCGTTTTCAAAGGACCTCGTGAAATTGAAAACTTGTCGGATCTTGGAGGTATCGCTGAAATGATGCGTCATTATTTTTCAAATATGGATGAACAAATATCGATTGTTAAACACGGATTGCCTCCAGGACAACCTTATAAAACCGTACGTTATCGAATTGTTTTTAATGATGATGGGATCGCCGAGGCGATAGAGGGAGTTGAAACACCCTTGTGTGGAGGCGGAGGAGGTCCTAGTGGTGCAGGTGGTGGTGCTGGTGGCCCTGGCGCTGGAGCTGGTGGTGGTAGTGGTGGTGCTGGTGGCGGAGGTGGTGTTGGTGCCAGTGCTGGTGGTGGTGCCAGTGCTGGTGGTGGTAGTGGTGGTGCTGGTGGCGGAGGTGGTGT